TCTTTCCTCCCTAGCTATATCGTCTAATATATACACAGGCAATCTTTCCATGTAGTTCTTTCCAGACTTTACATTACATCTAAAGCACTTACAACCAAACTGAGACCAGAGTAAATTCTTTAATCCCTCTTTATCGTCTGCTTCTTTGTAATCAAAAGTATATTCTGGTTTATGTGCCTCTGTATTATACATGCTGCAATATACGAATAAATAGTAGTATTTGAGCTATGTATTATAAATACTTATAAATAATAGTTTTCGTAAGTTTTCGTAAATAAATTTGCATATGTCAAATATTTTTTGTAACTTCGCTTTATCTTATTCAGATAATTTAATTATTATATCTTTTAAGGCATCTTTAGATGCTACCCTACGGAGTAGCTAAGATATATATATTAAAACACAAAGTTAAAAAGTTATTTGTATTAGGGGATAACTATATATTTTTTTTTAAATAATGTATATATAATCTACTTACAGCCTTCGGCTGGTGTTTTAGTAGTTGTATATTAGTGCGACTTATAAATAAAGTGGTAAATACTTGTATATGTTATTTATATTTTGTATATTAGCGACCTATAGATCTATACTTCTCTATACCTCTAGAGCCAAAGTATGCAATATATATACCTAATAGTAAAGATTTAAGTAACTCAATCCATTCGCTAGGCACTGTTATATTAGTGTCAAATGAATCTAAGTAAATTAATACTACTGTAGTAACAGTTAAAAATATAAGACTTAAAGGTCTAACGTTCTTTGATAAGTAAGAATCACTAGCCATATCTGACTCCCATCGTTTAGATACTGACTTCATTTCTTCAATGTCTAACCTCATAACAGTAAGTGCGAATTCACGTTCTGCATCTGTCATACCGTTATCTGGTTTAGTTATAGCCTCTATAGCTCCCTGTAGATTTCCAGACACTAGGTTACCTACAACGCTAGCTGCATCTTTAAAGTTAATTGATCTTAAGAAGTTACCAATTTTAGTTCCTTCTCCGCCATTCTTTTTTAGTTTTGGATTATCGCTCATCTTTAATGTATTTAACTAACTCACTAACTGCCCAATCCCAATTTATATTCTCAGCTACAAATCTACTATGCATCTTAGGTTGCATTAAGAATACTGTGTTTGTATGTAACGAGTCAAATATATCGTGACTAAGTTCGTGAAATATTAGTATTTTCTTTTGTTTATTACTTAATGAGTTCCAGTATTCAGGATGTACCAATACTCTAACTCTTTCTTTATCAAACATACCATCAGCAAACCCAGCAAAAGGAGTGCCTCTAAGTTCATCACTTAATATAACCATAAAGTCCTTCTTTTTAAACCTTATGTTATTATCTTTCAATATCTGAAAATATTCATCTACAAAGGGTATCAATGGATCATCTACTATGTACTCATAATTTTTACATGAGCTTAGTAAAGTTATTGATAATAAAAATAAATACAACCCCCTTATATTAAACATACCCCCTTATATTAAACGTTCTACCATCGAGCCTCGTGCCCTCTTATATCGTAATGTGTAAATGTATTGTACTTCCCAAGTCCTCCTTGAGATATAAACTTGCCATCCATTAATCTATCTAATGCAGTGTAAACTTTGTCTGTAGATAAGTTCTTTACAACTAAGTCACTTGCTTTGCCTAAAATATGCTGTGAATTTGAAACTCCACCAATATCTTTATTGTGAGCTTCACACCTGTAAGCACTACTTATATTTATTGGTTCATCTAATATATCTCTAACTATCTGCAAGTTTTTCGCTAGTATTTCAACATTCTTCCTAACGTCATCAGGCATTTCACACCCACACTTACAATTAAACTCTTTTATGTTAAAGTTTTTTGTCATTATTCTTTCCCTTTCTCTTTTTCTTAGCTTTCTTTATTTTAGATATTCTATGTAGTCTATCGCTAAATTGGTTTATTCCGTTAGTTATCTGTATAAGTGTCCACACAATACCTACGAGCATAGCTCCTATTTTTATGCCTTCACTTATTTGTGTCATTGATAAACCAATCGTAGTTGCGTTTATTAACGCAGTAGACTTCCATTCCATTTCTTAATATCTCTTTAAGATTATAACGAGCTGTTCTATATGTGTTTGTTTAGTTTTAAATATTTGTAATGTAATTAGCCTCTGCATCAGTAATTTTCATTGGATAAGCTCTAATATCACTAATTATTCCGCTAAATGTTGTAGAGTTGTCTCTGTAATCATAATCTGTGTTAGTAAATCTATCTACATCTGAAAAAGCTATTGTAGTCGATGTGTCTACAGCAATTATCTCTCCATTCACAGAAACTCTAGTAGAAGCTCCGTCAACCATTACCATAACCTTTACGTTTTTAGAATATGCATCTACGTTATGCACGTAAGTAAACAAATCCGAATCCTTAGAAACTAATATCATAATACCTGAATTATTAGCCTGAGATCTAACCTGAACCCTGTTGCTCGTGGTGCCATCACTGAATGTAACCATGCTTAGAGCGTCTCCTAAATCATCAAATCTTACGTCAAAATAAAAAGCACCTTCATCTTCTGAAAACGCATCTTCATCAAAATCATAAAAATCAATATAGTCATTATCTCTAAACACAGAGCTTCCTTCTGTCTTTATAAAAGATGTAGGAACTTTATTTGTTTCAAATTGACCTCCCCATAGCTCAACTCCGTCACCTAGGTAAGTTGCAGTAGAGCCTGTTCCAATTCTTATTATTTGACCTCCAGTATCTACAGGTGTGCCTGACACTGATATTCTGTACCATCCGTTACCAGCATCTTCTATTCTAGCTGTTCCAGTCGAGTTCTCTACTACAGTTCCACTTGTTAAGTTGAAATCAGCATCACCCCAGTTAGTATAAGGAGCAGTTCCTCTAGCTAAAAGAATATTTATGGGTTCGGTCCCGTTATTCTTAGCGTAAATAGAAAATGTAGATTCGTCTAAGCTTCCAGAAGTCGCTACTTGTTGTGTGAATTTAGCTACAGCAGATTGAGTAGTAGGCTTCATTGCCCAAGACTCTAACTTTCCGTTAGGAGCAATACCCTCTTCATTTGTGAAAGCTACATTGGTGTTGATATGTGTTCCGCTACTAAAGTCTGTATTCCAAAGGTAATAGTTTGTATTCTCTCTTTCAGTTATATACGAAACCTTATCACCTTCCCACATAAGACGTGGTATACCATTGCCTTCTTCAATCAATATCTTATCTTTACCAATAGTAGTACCTATAGAACTTCTGTTGAAAATAGTTGTATACCCAATTATAGGTAATATATCACCATTAAGACTTCTAGCGAATGGTATCAGTACAAATGACGGCTGCTTCATTTTTTTTTCTTTTTAAATATTTCTTTAACTTAATAACATTAACCTCTTTAGGCTTGTATATGTTTACTTTGTTTTTTAATCCCATAATTTTTAAATATACCAGCCACCTGTATAGTTGACTTCTTTATCTGGATACATATCCTCAGATGTATTCTGACTATATTCAGTGAACTTATTACTATTCAAGCACATGTAGTCAAGAAATCTCTTTGTGTAAAACTCAGCAGTATCATTCATTCTTTGAGCTAAATAAGTAACCTCATCTTTAGTTACAGCTTCAGCGTTCTCAGCAGTATGCTTATGCAAGCCTCCATTCTTTAATGTAAAGGCACTGTAAGGTAGTATCGTTGCTTGAGTGTACCAAACTAACATAGGTTTAATAAACTCGTCTAGTAAGTCCTTATAATCAGAATTAGAACTTTCTGTTATCGTTCCATCTACTATGATCTCTTGTAGTTTCTTGTATAGCTTTCCTCCTAAGTAGTTTTGAATGTGTATATCCTGAGCTACTTCAATATATTGAACTATCTTACTAGAATCTACGTTTCCGTCTATTAGTGACTTTTTCTTTAAGTCAGCTACACTTATAAATAATGCTTTTCTTGCCATCTTATTCTTCTTCGTCTGTTGGTTTAACTTCCTCCAATGATACTTCTATATCATTTACTTCAGGAGTCTCACTAAGCTCAACTTGTGAACTTAGCTTCTCCCCAGTTTCTTCTTCTCTTTTTACTTTGGTAGAGATGTTTTCTAACTCAGTAAACTCGATAGGTTGTAGTGTTACAAAGTATAAATCTAATACTATATCATTAAACAAAAGTATATCAGTAAGAGCTTCTATAATCTCATCCTGTATTGGTCTAATAATTACATTATCCATAAGTACAGCAGCAGTTCTTAATTCCTCTGCATTGTTACCAAATCCTGTATTATCTTTAATACCTAATAATATAGGAGATACAATACCATGACCTAACATAATTTTCTGTGTAGCTTCATCACTCATAAACTGATACTGTGCATGAGCATCAGGTAAATGGATAGGCTCTATATCTGCCTTAGTTTCTTGTGACTCGTTAAACGCAATGATAAATTTACCAGCATTTGAACTACCTGAAAACTTGTCGTATATCTTACGCTCTAAAGCAGCCTGAGTCTCTTCTGGTGGCGTACCGTTATTAAAGTTAATTAATAAAGACGGTTGTAAACCATTTTTAATATTGTTGATATGGTAGTTAGATACTTCCTCTTCAAGAGAACAGTATTGTAAACATCCATTATAATCTACAGGTGCATAGTAATAGAATCCACTTCTATATGGTTTAATGACGTATAGCTCGTTTCTCTGACCTTTACTTCCGTTTCCGTACGTAGGAATCCTTTTAGGTCTATCAGTAGCCTTTAGCTCGCTCCATTTTGGATGATAGTAATAAGCATCAATAGTTCCGTTTTTACCAGCTTTCTCAGCTCTAAGTGTTTCCATAGGAAAGTGAGATACTTTTAATATCTTTGTCTTAGATCTATTGTAAGATACTTGAATAGCAGCTTGACCTAACATTTTGTAGTCATGTGCAACTCTTTAATCTGCTTCTTAGGTAAAAGCATTTTCATCTTTAAATACCCTTCTGGATTCTCATCTCTATTAGTAGCTTCTAAACCTCTACCAGCTACCATATCAACTATACCGTTAATACATCTTGAGTTGGTTGGTGAACCTAAATAGTTATCTATTAGTTTCTTGAAGTAGTCGTTATTATCTCCATACTCTACCCAATCCCTATTGTGAATTTCTTTCACTACAGGAGTCTGATACCCAGATAAATTAACTACTCTTACGTTGTTGCTTTCCATATTTCTTTTGTCTATACGTTTATAACGAATTAATTACATTATGTAACTGTGTGCCATTGAAAATCATCAACTAAGCCTGTAACATTATCTATTCTTATTAATAGGTAGTTTACACTGTCTCTTGTTAGTGCTGCTGTTGTGTATTGATATATAGTTCCCTCTGACTCTTCGTCAGTAATTAGTCCAACTAAATCCTCATGGTAAACTTTGCTTGAGTTCTTTCCAGCCGCTCTTCTAAGTATGTTGTCTCCTACAGATATTAAATCTCCATTGGAGAAATCAAAGGATCTTCTTCTCTTTGAGTTTTCTGCTGTGTTTGATGTATTTACAGATACCGCAGATGAAGGTTCGCTTATGTTTGTTGAAAACCAACTTACATACTCACTAAATACTGTAGGTTTAGATATGTATGGATCAGTTGTTAGACTGACAGGGAAAAACTCTTGAAACTTTATGTAGTCAGTATCTTTAGCTACCTCTACGTGAGTAACAATGTTATCTGTACTTCTAATTAGTGTCCAATCTCCATTAGAATTCCTAGCTATAAAGTGATACCTATCCCAAGGGCTAGACTTTCCGTCCATTATAGGTGTACCTGATATATCCTTATATAAACTCATACCTACTGTCCAGTCTGACACAGAGTCCTCCTTAAATACAGATACATCACCAGTTGTGTCTAGTGTTAATTCATCTTTGACTATTAACTCTACTATCTTATCACTAGCTTGCTCTGATTGACCTCCAGCAAAATGGTAATAAGTACCCTCTAATTCTGGTGTGTTAGCTAGGAATGTTGGGTGGTATCCACTACTGTTTCCATTATTTACATCAAAACCAAATGAATGCACTACAACTTCCTCTAAACTTATTGGTGTATCCTCAAATTCACCATATTGAGTAGTTCTAACCTTAAAGTCACCTAAAACATTAAATGATGTTTCTACATATCTATCAATACCGTTACTTCTCATTTCACCTTGACCGCTATTATCTACATCAAACTTTATAGCGAAGTCACTTACAACTAGATTACCTGTATTTGTTGGAGGTGTATATCCACCGCCTCCAGTGTCTCCTCCTCCGCTAACAGTTTCATCTCCCTCTCCTTCAGTTTCATCGGCATCACCGTACACATAATAATCAGCAGAATGGTCATATTGAGAGTAAAAGTTGACAGAGTCTAGTTGACCTCTAAATTTAGCTATATCTCTATATAATGGTATATTTCCATTAAATACAATTACTGATAAAGTCGTATCCTCTTCTATTGAAGATATAAAAGAACTGTCAGATAATGTTATTATCATTCTATCACCAGCTATGTAGCTGATGTCACCAGATGCTATTTCTATCTTTTGTTTTTTCTCCTGATTAATAACCCATGCACCAGTAGGCGTGCCTTCTCTTCCAGAGATTTGCATAGTTAATACAGGTAATTCGTTTATGTCTAGTATATTCATATCTATATAACGAGAATTTTAATTAATTGTTCCTTAAATATACCGCATAAAAAAAGGGGTACATTTCTGTACCCCTCTTAATATTAAAGTATTAACAATTATTATGCATTCATAAGAGCAGTGTCAATAACAAATCCAGCAGCATCACCCATAATAGCTGAGTCGATGAAAGATGAAGGAGATAATTCTTTACCTTCAAATGTAATGTTATATCCATTTAAGTCTCCCATTGCAGAACCAGTTGATGTAGATACAGAAAATTCAACACCATTTTGAGCTCCAGCTAAACGGAAATTACCGTTGTAATCTTCAATGATTACGTGAGGTCTTCCGTAAGAAAGAAGTTTTAATTGTTTTTGAGATGCAGCATCTTGCACTTTAAGTGAGATAGCACCTGACTGAGTCCAGAAAGAAGTTCCGTTATCTCTTGAGTTTTCGTTAGTTTCCTCAAAAGAATTGTTTTCACCTCTTAACTCAAATTTGTATGTAGTAATAGCAGAACCAAGTGCTGTAATCTCATCGTCAGAACCAAGAGTTAAAGCATCATACATTGCAGAGTTGAAGTTTGCAATATATAAGTTTCTCAATCCACCAACGCTTTCTTTACAAGCCTCTACTCTACCACCAGTAAAATCACAAGCCATAGTTTTAGTTTTTAAGTTATTATTATTATTATTATTATAAGGGAGGTTTTACCCTCCCCTATTAAAGTTGATTATGCAGAGTAAAGAACAATCTCAGATCCGATACCAAAGTTTACAGTAGCTGTGTAACGTAAAACGATACGTACATTCTGTGAACCGTCGATGTCAGCCATGTCGATAAC